GACCGTCTAATCTCTCTTGCACTCTTTCCGGGTTTATAGTTCCTGACCGCTCGGCGGCTCCGATGCAGCAGCAATAGGTTGTCTGCCGGGCGGTTTTTGGAAAGAGTATTCAGAAATCGAAATTGTTAAACAACTCACATTGATACACCATGAGTCTCATCACAGATGTCATATTTGTCAAGGCCCTGCGCTCGAATGCTGAACTCATCGAGCAGCTGCCAGCAGGCGATGTTTATAACACCGCCATCGCGCTGCCCGAAGAGGAAGCCGACAACGCCCCCGTGCCTTACATCATCGTCAGTTTCGACGGCCTTCAGAATCAAGACCAGACGAAAGATGATGACTTCGAGGCAGAGAGCGACAGCGTGCAGATTGGCGTGACCATTTGTGCAGAGACCCGTCCGCAACTGGGCGAACTGGCAATAGCTGTGCGTCAGACCGTGCGCGAATACTTCCGCGAACACCAGGGTGACGACAGCGACGATGACTTTGCCCTCATTCCCGAGGACATGACGTTGCAGGCCGGAGGCGTGCAGTACGACTCGCTGAAGCCTTGCTACTGGCAGCAGCTGACGTATCAATGTGACACTAACATCGACTAACGTATGAGCAAGATTAAAGGACAGAATTTCCGATTGCTTCAGAATGCAGCCGCTATTCCTGAAGCCACCAACTGCTCGATAACGATTCAAGGAAATACGGACGATACAACCACGAAGGATACCGAGGGGCTGTACAGTCAGGATACCATCGTATCGACGCAGTGGTCTGCGCAGGTGGACACCTACCAGAGTGACACGGCGGCACTGCGTGGCATCATCACGACATTCAACGCAGCACAGCCCGTGCCCGTAGGTTGGGACCAAACTTCCGGCGCACAGAACCGAGTGGCTCAGAATGCCAACTTCAAGCGCAGCGGCCAGGCGTTGCTGAATGACTTTACGATGCAATTTGACGACCGAACTACAGTCTCAGTCTCACTACAATTCCAGGGTACGGGAGCCCTTTCATAAGCTATGCAAAAAGGACAATACATCAGACTATTGATTTCGACGACATCAAACAACTCGAAGGTGATTGCGGCAGCCAAGCAGATGACCTTGCACGGCTCTGCTCAAACCGAGGACAGCTCGACGAAGGACACCACCGGCAATGCCTTGGAATTTGAGGTGACTGGACAGTCATACGACATCACCGGCGGCGGATTGGTGCTTACGCCCAACGACACGCTGCTGACTGGCGGTCATGGACTGAACGACTTTGAGAGCTGGTTGCAGGACCAGCTCCTCAATTGGCGCATCTGTGTAATGAATGGCGACAACAACCGAACCGTCGTTGAAGAAATCGCACACGGTCAGGGCAAGCTCACCAACTTGCAGATTCAGGCACAGGTGAAGCAGAACACCACGTACAGCTATACCATCAACGGTTACGGCTCCATTGTACCAGGAACCGACACCAGCGGTGACTAAGAACTTTCGGCCGCCTGCCCGCCTCGTTGTTTTGAGCCATAATTAGCGAGCGGTGCAGGCGGTTTATTATAATCACAAAAAGAGGAACTATGAAACAAAAAACCATTAACATCGTGGGCCGCGACGTGACGCTGGCCTACTGCTACGCCACTGAAATCGGCTACAAGGAGTTGTCCGGGCAGGACATCACCGACTTCATGCCAGAGGTGCTGGAGGCTATTCAGCACGACCGTCTGCCCGACGTAAAGAAAACCATCTACATGGTGTTGGCCAGTATTCTGGCCTATTACCAGGCCAAAGGTGAGGAACCGCCCGTAAAGGACACCGACCTGATGAACGAGATTTCACCCGTGGAGCTCGGCACCGCCTTCGGCACAGTGCTCAGCCTTCGCCAGCAGTTCTACCAGTTGCCCGCCGGTGAGACCGAAGTTCCCGATGGCTCTCCATCGGGCAAAAAGAAAGCCCGCGCAAAAAACTCCTAACAGCCCACGACATCTACCAGCTGCTCGTGGGCGAGATAGGCATCCCGCGCAGAGAGTTTCTCTACGAAATCCAGTTTTGGGAAGTCCGCCGTATCATCAGAGGCTACCGTCGCCGCGACCGCCTGAAGCACCAGCTCATGGCCGAGTGTGTCTATGCCGCCACCTTCGCCATGCGCGACCCGAGGGGCAAGACCGTGGCCGACATGTTCCCGTCGCTCTTCGCCGAAGACACAAGCGACTTCAGCGGCCCCGAACTCACCGAGGACGATGTGCAGGACTTACAGGCAGACATGGCCGCGTTTAACGCCCAGCATGCCCAGCCCGACAAGTAAACCCACGCCCAATAAGCGTGGGTTTTATGTGATAGATGCAGAAGTAAATACACAATTACTTGAGAACCAGCAGCAGGCACTCAGGGCTTGCATGACGGTGGATTCGGAGATGGGCAAGCGTCTGCGCGAGCTCATCTTTCAGCAGTTGAAAGCCGCCCGCAATTCTATTTCAGAAAGCATCAAGTTCGACAACGGCGACCCTCGCGGCACAAGGCATGCCGTGAAGCGATACATTGCATCCAAGTATCTCGGAGGTGTGGTCTCCATTGCCAGTTACAATGCCAAGGCATCAGGCAACCGGAGCAGTTATGAAGCCCCAAGGAAGCTGGTACCCGGTCAGCGTGGTGGAAACCGGATGAAACGCGGAGGCAGAACGGCTAAGATTCTCAGCTATGGCCCGCAAGACCGCATGTTCATACTAAACTGGATAAATGCGGGCACCCAAGGACGCTATTCTGGTCACGGACGCAACGGAAGAAATGAGGCAGATTATGAAAAGTTCATACTGAAATATGAGGGCAGGGGGTGGCGCGGATCCATCGCGCCGCGTAACTTCTTCGGTATGCTCGGCGGCCCAGCCATGCAGAAAGCCGTTGAAAATCTCGGGAGAATGATTGATGAAGAATTCGACAAACTATTCAAATAAGTACACAATATGGCAAGCACATCAGTACTCAAGCTCAGCGTTGATGACAGAGAATATAATGCCAGTTTGAAGCAGGCCGCGCAAGGAATGAAGCACCTCGAGCAGACGCTTCAAGAGAGCGGCCGGTCATTCAGCCAGGCCGGTAAGTCTGTCGTTGAATATGTCCAGGGCATCGGCAACATGGAGACCCGCAGCAAGACCGCTCGTGGGGAAATCAACGAAATGACATCGGCTTTTATTGAGCTGTCGAAGATATACAACAAGATGTCGGACGAAGCGAAGCAGGGCGAAGTCGGAAAGGCCCTGTCGCAATCGTTAGACCAGCTCCGAAAGCGGACGCAGGAAAGCAAGGCTGAACTTGATAATATTAACAGTTCGATTAATGGCAGCAACGGTCTTTCTGGTGCGCTTGATGCCATTGCAGGAAAATTTGGACTCAGCATTGACCAGATAACAAAGTTCGGGAGTGCTGCTGGTGTTGCCACCACGGTCGTGAAAGTGGCAAAGGATGCCTTCTTTAACAACGAGGAACAGCTCGACGAATGGGGCCGTACTGTGGAAGCTGCTGAGAGTGTTTACAAGGGTTTTTTAAATTCACTCAACACGGGCGACATCAGCGGATTTTTGAACAATATCAGCACAATCACGCAAGCTGCTCGTGAAGCCTACAACGCCCTTGACGAGCTGGCTACATTTAATGCCTTCAACAAAGCGAACATTGCGAAAAGTCGTGCCGGACTTACTGGTGCAATTGCAGACTACAGAGAAGGGAAAGGCAGTAAAGAAAATGTGAGTGCTGCTTCTCAGGAACTTATCAAGCAACTGGAGGCAAGGCAGAAACTTCAACGTGATGCTTATGAAAAGGTTGTATCGAAGGTGGCCCAAGAACGCGGCGTGAATGCGAAAGACTTGCTGAAGGTCATGACGGGTTCTTATGGCTCGTTCAAGGAGCTGAAAGACTTGCAATACACTGGAAGGGGAAAGTCTGTTGTCGGTGCCGGCATGTATGCCAGGACTGTAGATGTGGCCGTACCAGCGAACGAGCGAGAGCGGTTGGCGCGAGCTGTGAAGCATCTAAATGACACCGAGATTGACAATTTCCAGTCTATTGCTGAAGCTGCCGAAATGACCCAAGTCGAAATCGACAATCAGCGAAAAATGGTGACCCGTGTTCTTAACGGACGCGGCTCTGGTGGCAGCAGTGGTGGCGGCGGTGGACGCTCAACAGGCAGAACAAGTCGAGGTGGGGGAGGGACAACGAATGAAGTCACCTACGCAGCCGACAGCATCGCCGCACAGGAAAAGCTCGTTTCCGAGCTTACGAAGAAATGGCGTGAGGCGGGTGCCTCAGTCCGCGACGACTACAAGGCACAGCTTGACGAAGCAAAGATAAAATTGCAAGAAATGACCAATCCGTCTGCCCCCGTCATGAAGATTGACCCCACACAGATAGGAACACCTGGCTCTGTTACCGGTTACGAAAACATCT